CTTAAAAAAAGCTCCGGGGGTCATATTTAGAGCCCTCGATTAGGATCCCAGTCGTTATAGTTTCAATGATTATGTGATTGCCATACTCACCTCCTTTCAGGGCGACTGGGATCCTAATCGAGGGCTTTAAACTACTAAGAAAGGAGGACATATCTTATGAAAAGTTCTCAAGAAGATAAGAAGAACACCGCCCAAAGGCGTCCTCCAGCTAGGACACCTGAGGCAAGAGAGAATCAAATGGTTTCGTTAGCGATTGATTTAGCAGAAAAGCAACTACAAAAAGGTACTGCGAGCAGTCAGGTAATCACACATTACTTAAAACTCGGTTCAACAAAAGAAAGAATCGAAAAAGAGATTCTTGAAAAGCAGAAAGATCTGATCACAGCAAAAACTGAATCAATCAAGTCTGCTCAAAGAGTTGAAGAATTGTACATGGATGCTTTGAATGCTATGCGTACATATTCTGGAGGTTCAAATCATGATGATTAGAAGTTATTCAGAGTTACGCAGACTAAAAACTTTCGAAGAACGTTATCGTTATCTTCGGCTAGCTGGACAGTTAGGCGTTGCAACTTTTGGTTTTGATCGTTACCTGAATCAAAACTTTTATCGATCTCCTGAATGGAAAAGGATTCGTGATATTGTTATTGTTCGAGATGAGTCATGTGATCTAGGAATTTTAGATCGAAGTATTTATGCGAACGTTCGCATTCACCACATGAACCCAATCACTGTCGATGACATAAAAGATGATTGGAGTCTGTTACTCGATCCAGAATTTCTTATATGTACTTCTCTCGAAACACACAATGCAATTCACTTTGGTACCGAGAAAAATCTAGTTCGTTTACCTGAAGAACGACGGAAAGGAGACACAACGCCATGGAAAGTATTTTAAACTCGATCAAAAAATTATTGGGTATTGAACCCGATGATGATAGTTTTGATCAAGAGCTTGTAATGCATGTGAACACTGTTTTCACATTGATGACTCAACTTGGTCTAGGGCCAACTGACGGTTTCTTTATTACAGATGCCACAGCAAAGTGGACGGATTATAATCCAACTCGAAAAGATTTGGAAATGATGAAGTCTTATATTTTTCTGAGAGTGCGTCTTCTTTTCGACCCTCCTCAAAACTCATTCCTCGTCGACTCAATTCAAAAACAGTGTAATGAATTTGAGTGGCGACTAAATGTTCAGGTGGATCCACCACCGGATAATGAGCAGGATGACTAAATGGAGATTGGTAAAACTCTCTTGTCCGATGGATCAGTGGTTTCTGACGATGGAACAATTTTAGTTCCTGCTTCTGAGATTGGACGCATTATGTTTAAGAACACTGCGCCAAGAATCGGTAAAGTAATGAAACCTGACGGATCGATCGTTGAAGATAATGGTACCGGCGGTGGTGTCCCCGGACCTCCGGGTCCTCCCGGGCCGCCAGGACCTGGTGTATTCATTCGCGTCTTTTTGGAAACGGAACATGAGTACATCCTTGAAGTGATCAATGAGGGCGGAGATTCATTCTTAACGCCAAATCTTAAGGGCTCTGCTCACATTGGATTTTATTGAAAGGAGAAAACAAGATGCATTTTAAACATGTTGAAACAGCTGAAGATTATCGGCTTCGAATGGAAGTTGATAAATCTAAATCAATTGCTGAGATGACTCTCGATGAACTTCGTCGGTTGAATCAGCGTTTATCTCTTGAGCGTGAAACTCAAGGAATTATTTTAGATTTGCGACGCAATTCGGGTGAGCGATATGATTACGATCATCCATCTCAGATCGACACGCTAACGCCTGTCGAGCAACTCTATCACGATGCAGAACTTACTCATCACGGCGTTCTTGGAATGAAGTGGGGTGTAAGAAAAGATCGTGGAAGCAATGTCACAAAATCAGCAGCTCAAAAACGGCCACCGTCAGATGATTATGTTCAGTCTCGAAAGCTAAAATCACGTGGATCAAAAGCTCTTACAACCAAAGAGCTGAAAGATCTAACGAATCGATTGCAGCTTGAACGTCAATACAATCAGCTCAAAAAAGAATCCTCTAATTATCAAAAGGGGATGAATTTTGTGAAAGGACTGACGACAGCCGGAACCACTGTAGCATCCTTATATGCGCTAAGTAAAACACCTTTGGCGCAAGACGTTACAAAGTTGGTGAAATCGAAGCTGTCGAGTTAGGAGGAACCGCATGGCTCTATCTAATACGGCAGTTCCATACTATTACGGAAAGTTCAGAGACGCCGTATTACAAGGCCACATTCCTGTCTGTCGAGAAATCTCATTAGAGATGAATCGTATTGATGAACTCATCGCAAATCCGGGTATTTATTATGATGAGGAAGCTGTTGAAGGTTTTGTTCTCTTCTGTGAACAAGAATTAACTAAGACAGACGGAACAGATCTCAATCTCCTTGATACGTTTAAGCTCTGGGCTGAACAAATCTTCGGCTGGTTCTACTTTGTCGAAAGATCAGTATATGTTCCAGGTGAAGATAACCACGGCGGTCATTACGAAACAAAGATGATCAAGAAGCGCTTGATAAACAAGCAATACTTGATTGTTGCTCGTGGTGGCGCCAAATCAATGTATGCGAGTTGCATTCAAAACTACTTTCTGAATGTCGATACAAGTACGACGCATCAGATAGCAACAGCTCCCACAATGAAACAAGCAGACGAAGTAATGAGTCCAATTCGAACAGCTATCACGAGAGCTCGTGGACCTTTGTTTAAGTTCCTCACCGAAGGATCTTTACAGAATACCACAGGCAGTAAAGCTAATCGAGTCAAACTTGCTTCAACCAAAAAGGGTGTTGAGAACTTTCTAACCGGTTCTCTCCTCGAAGTTCGTCCTATGTCTGTCGATAAGCTTCAAGGACTTCGCCCTAAGATCTCTACCGTCGATGAATGGTTGTCTGGTGACATCCGTGAAGACGTTGTCGGTGCCATTGAACAAGGTGCATCCAAACTTGATGATTATCTCATCGTTGCGGTTAGTTCAGAGGGTACCGTCCGTAACGGTAGTGGCGATACTATCAAAATGGAACTTATGGACATTCTCAAAGGAGAGTATGTTAACCCGCATGTTTCGATTTGGTACTATCGACTCGATGACATAACAGAAGTAAACGATCCTGCTATGTGGATGAAGGCTCAACCTAATATTGGTAAAACCGTAACGTATGAAACGTATCAATTAGATGTTGAAAGAGCGGAAAAAGCACCGTCGACACGCAACGATATTTTAGCAAAACGGTTTGGAATTCCGATGGAAGGCTATACGTATTTCTTTACATATGAAGAGACCGAACCACATCGCAGAAGAGACTTTTGGTCTATGCCTTGTGCTCTCGGCGGTGACTTATCGCAGGGTGATGACTTCTGTGCCTTTACTTTCCTTTTTCCTCTCGCTAACGGTAGTTATGGTGTGAAAACGAGATGTTACATTTCAAGTTTAACACTTATGAAATTACCTGGAGCTATGCGAGTTAAATACGATCAGTTTATTAACGAAGGTTCCCTCATGGTTCTTGAATGCACAGTTCTAGACATGATGGATGTTTATGATGATCTTGATCGTTTTATTATCGATTCACAATTCGATGTTCGTTGTTTCGGTTTCGACCCGTATAATGCTCGTGAGTTTGTAACCAGATGGGAAAAGGAAAACGGTCCTTATGGATTAGAGAAAGTTATTCAAGGAGCGAAGACTGAATCAGTTCCTTTGGGAGAATTAAAGATTCTTTCCGAAGAACGGATGCTTATCTTTGATCAGGAATTATTCTCTTTTACAATGGGCAACTGTATTACTTTGGAAGATACCAATGGTAACCGTAAACTCTTGAAGAAACGGGCCGATCAAAAGATCGACGCAGTAGCGGCTTTGCTTGATGCATACGTTGCTTTCAAATTAAACAAGGAGGCCTTTGAATGATTGTAAATGAACTAAAACATCACGGCGTTCTTGGAATGAAGTGGGGTGTGCGGAGAACTCAAGCCCAACTTGCTCGAGCCGAGAAACGAGATACGAAATGGGCTCAAACAAAGGGTGAAAAGATCAAAGCTAAAACCCAAAACGCTGTTAAGAAGGACATGAATAAATTCGTTCGAAATGAGCTTAATGCAACTTTCAAAACGAATGGTAAACTCTCGTCCGAATCCATTCTTCGGTACAACAATAAGTTGGCCGAACTCATGAATCAAAAAATTGGTGATATCCCATCTCCTTCTGGTAAAGTTTTGAGATTCGTTTCAAAGCGGGGAGAGTTGGGTGTTCATACAGCGCTTGCTGATGCTGGTTACGATATGTCTCAGCTTGATCGAGGCGTATTCGGATCTGGTAAAGTAGCGTACAAAAAGGATAACCTGATGAAAGGAGGGTGAGTTAATGGATGAATCTGTAGGCTCTCGCCTTAAACATGCATGGAATGTATTTCGTGCACGTGATGAGACGGATACATATACTTATAAAGACATGTATGCGTACTCAAGCTACAATCCAACTCGTTCTCGTATTTCACCAGGGAATGAACGTTCTATCATTGCTGCTATCTATACGCGAATTGCTATGGACGTGGCTGCTTTTGATATTCAGCACGTTCGAACCGATGATAACAATCGTTTCATGGAAACTATCGACAGTGGTCTTAACAATTGTCTCACTATTGAGGCTAATAAAGACCAAACAGGTAGAGCATTTATCCAAGACGTTGTTATGAGTATGTTCGACGAAGGCTGTGTTGCCATCGTACCGGTTGACACGACCATTTCTCCAAAGGTAACTGGATCTTATGAGATAAATACCATGAGGACAGGACGAATTGTAGAATGGTATCCAAACCATGTACGAGTTGAGTTATATAACGATTCAACAGGTAACAAAGAGCGAATTCTATTACCGAAAAATATTGTTGGTATTGTAGAAAATCCTTTATATGCTGTTATGAATGAACCAAACAGTACTCTCAAACGATTAATCCGAAAACTTAACTTGTTGGATGCGATTGACGAACAATCGGGTAGTGGTAAACTTGATTTGATTATCCAGTTACCTTACGTGATTAAATCGGAAGCGCGTCAGAGGCAAGCTGAAGAAAGACGAAAAGCGATTGAGCAGCAGCTGTCTGGCTCTAAGTACGGCATTGCCTATACGGATGGTACTGAGCATATTACTCAGTTAAATCGTCCAGTCGAGAACAACCTGTTAGCTCAGATTACATATCTGACAACGACGTTGTATAACCAAATTGGAATTACGGAAGATGTCTTTAACGGTAAAGCGGATGAGAAGGCTATGACCAACTATTACAATAGAACGGTAGAGCCAATTGTCACAGTTATTGTCGAAGAATTACGTCGTAAATTCCTTACAAAGACAGCACGCACTCAAGGTCAAACTGTTATGGGCTTCCACGATGGATTCAGACTTGTTCCTGCTAACGAAATGGCTGAGATTGCTGATAGCTTTACTCGTAATGAGATTCTTACCTCGAATGAAGTTCGTTCTATTCTTGGTATGAAGCCGTCTAACAATCCACAGGCTGATGAATTGCGGAATAAGAACATGCCGATTCCTGAAGACTGATTAATCAGGAAATGAAGAACGAGCAGACTGTTGACACTACTCAATACAATCCGAGCTGATCTCTATAAAGCTCGTACATCAAAATAGGAGGAAATTCTAAACATGAAAAAGACTAAGTATGACTTTAGTGGTTACGCTACTAAAGTAGGACTGAAATGTTCTGACGGACGAACCATTCTTCAGGACGCATTCCAGGGAAATGACGGTCAGACGGTCCCTCTGGTATGGCAGCACATGCATAATGAACCGGGTAACATTCTCGGTCATGCAAAGCTGGAGAATAGGAAAGATGGTGTCTATGCATACTGCAGTTTGAACAATTCTGCTAATGCACAGGATGCCAAAGAAGCTATTGCTCACGGCGACATTAAAGCGCTTTCCATTTACGCCAATTCTCTGGTAGAAAAAGGAAAGAACGTTGTACACGGGGCTATTCGGGAAGTCAGTTTGGTAATCGCTGGCGCCAATCCTGAAGCATATATCGACAATCTTGCGTTCCAACACGCTGATGGATCCATCGTAGAAGATGAAGCGGAAGCAATCATTTGCGCTTATGATGAAATTCAGCACAGCGGCATGGATGATGACGATGAAGGGGATACTCCTCCGGCCGAAGACAATTCTCTATCTCACGCAGCAAAGAAGACTGGCGAAGACGAAGAGACGCTCGCCGATGTCTTTAATACTCTGGATGAGAAGCAGAAAACAGTTGTCTACGCAATGATTGCCTATGCCCTTGAAGGCACCGCTGATGGCGGTGAAGCCAAACATTCTAACTTAAAAGGAGATAGTGAAATGAAGAAAAATGTATTTGATCAGACTTCCCAGCAGGAAGATAAGAAGAACGTGCTTTCTCACGATGCGCTGAAAAACATCCTTGCTGATGCTCAGCGTCGAGGCTCTTTGAAGGAGGCCTTCCTTGCCCATGCCGATTACGGTATTGAGAATATCGACTACCTGTTCCCTGATGCCAAAACTGTTACCCCGACTCCTGCTTATATCAAGCGCGATACTGACTGGGTAAAAGATGTCTTTGGTGCGGCTCATCACAGCCCGTTTGCTCGTATCAAGAGCGTTGCAGCTGATATCACCGCCGATGAAGCTCGTGCGAAGGGTTATCAGAAGGGTAAAAAGAAAATGGAAGAGGTTATCACTCTGCTTAAGCGTGTAACTTCTCCTACCACTGTTTACAAGAAGCAGAAACTTGATCGCGATGACATTGTTGACATCACTGATATGGATGTCGTGGCTTGGTTGAAGCTTGAAATGCGTATGATGCTTGAAGAGGAAATTGCTCGCGCGATCCTGGTTGGTGACGGCCGTTCTTCTGCGTCTGATGACAAAATCAACGAATCCAACATTCGTCCGATCTACAGCGATGACGATCTCTACAGCGTAAAGGTTCTGTTCGATGCTGACATGACTACTTCTCAGCAGATCGATTCCATGATCCTTGCTCGTAAGGATTATAAGGGTTCTGGTAATCCTGTATTCTTCTCTACCCCTGACGCCGTCGGCAACATGTTGCTTCTGAAGGACAGCACTGGCCGTCGTCTGTACAATACTATCAACGACCTTGCTGCGGCTCTTCGCGTTAACAAGATTGTTGAGGTTCCTGTGCTTGAGAACGTGATCCGTACGATCACTCCTTCTGACGGCACTAATCCTGGTGTTGGCGCTGAGCTTGTTGGTATCGAAGTCAACATGAAGGATTACTATGTTGGCGCTGACAAGGGCGGTGCGGTTAACATGTTCGATGACTTTGACATCGACTACAACCAGTACAAGTACCTGATCGAGACTCGTTGCTCTGGCGCGCTTGTTCTTCCTTACTCTGCGCTGGTATTCGAGAAGGAAGTCGAAATTCCTGTGGGCTAAACCAAGAAAAGGAGGTAGCCTGTTATGGCAAAATTCTACGGCGTAATAGGCTACGCCATTCAGGAGGAAACTGCTCCTGGTGTATGGTCTGATACAGTGGTTGAGAGGAAGTATCGAGGGGATGTGCTACAGAATCAAAATAGGTGGCAATCCTCAGACAAAGTTAATGACGACTTTGTCATCGATAACAAACTCTCAATCATCTCAGATCCGTTTGCCTATGAAAATATTCAACACATCAAATATGTGCAATGGATGGGTGTCAAGTGGAAGGTTAGTAAAGTTGAGATCATGCGTCCTCGCTTGATTTTGACAATTGGAGGCGTATACAGTGAATAGACGAATTCAATTACATCAAATTTTGGTGGATTTGCTTGGATCTACAAATGTATACTTCCAACCTCCTTCCACTGTCCAAATGAAATTTCCCTGTATCATTTATTCCCGAGATGCTCGTGATGAAAAGTTTGCAGACAACATTTTGTATCTCGGGAAAGATCGATATTCAATCAGTGTAGTAGATAAAAATCCTGATTCAGATATTCCTGATAAAGTTGGAGCATTGCCGTTAACGTCATTCTCTCAACATTACGTTGTTGATAATCTGAACCATGATGTCTACTCAACCTATTACTAATAAAAGGAGTGTACACTATGTCTAAAATTGTTTGGGATCAGACCGGTGAACGTCTGTATGAAACTGGCGTAAGAAACGGTGTTTTGTATCCTCGTAGTACTACTGGTATTTACCCACTTGGCGTAGCTTGGAACGGTCTTACGGCTGTTACCGAATCGCCTACTGGCGCAGAAGCAACCCCTCTTTATGCTGACGACATCAAGTATCTGAACTTGCTTTCTAACGAGGAGTTCGGTGCAACTGTTGAAGCATACACTTATCCTGATGAGTTTGCCGAATGTGATGGTTCTGCTGAGATCGCTCCCGGCGTTATGGTTGGTCAGCAGGCGCGTAAAGCTTTTGGTCTTGCGTATCGTACTGTTCTTGGTAATGATACTGAGTACAATGATCACGGTTATAAACTTCATATCATCTACAATGCTCTGGCGGCTCCGAGTGAGAAAGCTTATGCTACCATCAACGATTCGCCTGAAGCAATTACATTTAGTTGGGAACTTACTACAAGTCCTGAGAATGTTACCGGCCATAAGCCGACTGCGTCGATTGTTATCGATAGTACAAAAGTTGACGCTGCAAAATTGAAGTTGCTTGAAGATCAATTGTTTGGAGTCACGGCGGATGCAACTGCTGAACCTCCTGTAACTGCAGTAGTTCCTAATTTACCTCTTCCTGACGAAATCGCCGCAATCTTTGCCGAAGGCTAAACATTATTAACGACGATGCCGTCCTTTGTTAAATGTTAACGCGTTTAGCAGAGGGCGGCACATGTTGTTTTTCAATCTGAAAGGAGAAAACTAATGCTTAAATATCCTATTACTTTTACCGACTTTAACGGTAACAATCACACGGAGGATCTTTACTTCCATGTGTCCAAATCATCTGTTGTAATGGCCAACGACGATGTCTATTCGACCATTATTAACCTTGGAAAAGACCTTCAACAGAAGGCAAAATTTGTAGAAGGAGCTCAGCAAGCTTTGCAAAAAGAAGCAAGCGATAATGCTGGGAAGGAAACGACTGGAAGAGAGTTCAGTCAGAACAGCCTTACGGTTGCCGATGCAATTCGTTCTATGGCACGTCTTTTGGACAAAGTTCTTGATCTCTCGTATGGTATTCGTACTGAAGACGGCCTCAGGTTTATTCAGAACGAAAAAGTTCTCGAGGATTGGAAACAGTCCGTGGCGTATGACGCATTGATTGACAAACTTCTGACTAATCCTAACGAGATGATCGACTTCATCACCAGATTGATGAAGTAGTAATTCTATCGATAGGAGGCAGGCGAGTATGTTAATTATTACTATTCCAGACACTGACTACTTCAATGAAAGTACCAGTGAATTTTGTAAAGTAAAAGGAACAAGTCTACAACTTGAACACTCGCTTGTCTCTTTATCAAAATGGGAGTCAAAATGGTGTAAACCTTTTCTTGCAAAAGAATACAAGACTGACGAAGAGACGAGAGATTACATTCGTTGTATGACAATTAATACTCAACCTTCGACAGATGTCTATCGAGCATTAACCAATACACAGATTAAAGAAATCGCCGCATACATTGACGCTCCGATGACAGCTACTACGTTTTCCAAAGCTCAGTTAGCTGGATCTAATCGGGAAATTATAACTAGCGAATTAATTTATTACTGGTTGATTGCTCAACAAATTCCATTCGAGTGTCAAAAGTGGCATTTGAATAGACTTCTCACGCTGATACGTGTTTGTTCTATTAAAAACTCTCCGCCTAAGAAGATGGGTCGACAATCGATTCAAATGCGGAATAAAGAATTGAATGAGCAGAGACGTAAACAAATTAACTCAAGGGGGTAATACTTATGAATGACAACAAATGTCTAATTTGTGGGAAACCACTAACACAAGATGCGAATGACAATCAGATTTGCGATGATCACGAAGAAACTCGTAATGAATTGTCAAACGGGAAAGGAGAAGATGACGATGAGTAACTTCACAAATTCTCCTTTGGTGAAATACACCAAACTTTCGCCAAACCATAGCGGTTTGAGAAAACAGCCAATCGATACGATTACGATCCATTGCGTGGTTGGTCATTGCTCTCTTGAAACGCTCGGAAATATCTTTGCTCCTGTTTCTCGTAAGGCTAGTTCCAACTATGGCGTTGATGACAATGGTAACGTTGGTATGTATTGCGAAGAAAAGAACCGTTCTTGGTGTACTTCTTCCAGTGAAAATGATCATAGAGCTGTAACCATTGAGGTCGCATCTGATACAAAACATCCTTACGCAATCACCGATGGTGCTTTACAGGGGACGATTCGTCTCTGCGCTGATATTTGTAGGCGTAATGGCATTCCAAAACTCATTTGGAAAAATGATAAATCTCTTATCGGTAAACCGGATCAACAGAACATGACTGTTCATCGTTGGTTTGCTGCAAAAGCATGCCCTGGTGATTACATCTTCAACAAACTTGGCTACATTGCTGACGAAGTTAACAAACTTCTGAATGTAGACCAGCCTGTAAAAACTGATTATCCGAAACCTAAATCCATCACAGGCGACAAAGTTATTTGGGACTTCTTTACTGCTAAAGGCCTGAATGCTTTTGCTGTTGCTGGTCTTATGGGTAATCTGTTTGCTGAATCTGGACTTCGCTCGAATAATCTTCAGAACACTTCTGAGAACAAACTCGGGCTCTCTGACGTACAGTATACCGATCAGGTTGATTCTGGAGCTTACACAAATTTTGTTCGTGATTCGGCTGGCTATGGTCTTGCTCAGTGGACGTTTTGGTCTCGTAAAGAAGCTCTTCTGAAACACTGTAATGCTGCAAAAGCTTCTATCGGTGACCTTCAGACTCAGCTTGACTTCTTGTGGACTGAACTTCAGGGTTTTACCAAAACCATGTCTGTTCTCAAGACAGCAAGTTCTGTTCAAGAGGCTTCTGATATCGTGTTGACGGATTTCGAGAGACCTGCTAATATGTCCGATGCCGTTAAGAAACAGCGTGCGACATATGGCCAAAAGTATCTCGATACATATAACAATAAAACTCCGGCGCCTGTGCCAACTCCATCCGGATTCGTTCCGTATCTTGTTAAGGTTACGGCATCAATTGTTAATTATAGGAAAGGACCAGGCACTAATAATCCCATCGTTGGACAGGTTAAGCGCAACGAAGTCTACACAATCGTTGGTGAAGCCGATGGTCCTGGAGCATCAAAATGGGGTAAATTAAAGTCTGGTGCCGGGTGGCTTTCACTCGACTTCTGCCAGAGAAAGTGAGGCCCGTATGGAGACATGGCAACTGATTATTTCTATTTGCGCAGGATTAATTACAATCATGACGTTCTTCGATAAAGTCGGCCTTACGAAATCTGTTAAGAAAGTTGACAGCGATTTCAAAGAACTGAAAGGATTACCGGAACAGATAAATAATCTGTCCGCTGAGATTGAGGGGATTGGTAATCTCCAAAAAATACAAAACCAGGCTCTTCTAGCTATCTTGCGAAACGATCTCTATCGATGTTTTAAAGATCACCGTGATCTTGGTGCATGGACAGATGACGATTGCCAAGTACAAACAAAAATACATGAAGCCTACAAAGCTTTAGGTGGTAATGGTGAGGAAGCTATTTGGTGGGAGAAGAAGAAGTCCTGGAAAATTTATTCAGAGGATGAGATGCAAGAACTGATCCGTAAACACAACAATCATTAAGAAAGGAGGGCGTCTATGATCAAACTAACGAGCAGTGGTTCGTTTAAATATACTTTCGATTTCTTTAAACAAGGAAAAACTTTGGATGAGAAGATCCGTCGTATCTTTGAAAGATATGGACCAAAATGTGTAGACGCCCTCCAAAAAGCTACCCCTAGCGATAGTGGACTAACTGCAGCTAGTTGGTCTTATTCAATAGAGAATGATGGGCTTTACTTTTATAATAGTAATCGTAATAATGGTGTTCCAATCGCAATCATCATACAGTATGGTCATGCAACTGGGACTGGAGGTTACGTTCAAGGAAGAGATTATATTAATCCAGCTCTTCGTCCTCTATTTGATTCTATCGTCGACGAAATAGATAAGGAGGTGCAGAATTTATGAGTAAAATCGACGAACGCATTACGAAAGTAACGTTTGATAATAAACAATTCGAAAAAGGCATCTCCGAATCTTCGAAGAGTTTAACAGATTTTGACAGTCTATTAAGTAAATCTGATCAAACAACCGGATTTGGAAATTTATCAGGCGTTGTGAGGGGTGTGTCTGACAAGTTTTCTGCACTTGGTACTATTGCAGTCGGAGCCTTAGTCGAGATAGGCCGACAGGCCGTTCAAGTTGGTCAACAGCTAATCACGTCATTGGCGATTGAGCCGATCACGCAAGGCTATGAGGAGTATGAGCTCAAGATCAACTCTATCAAAACCATGTTGGCATCCGGTAAAGATAAAGAAGGTCTTCCAGTTACTCTTGAGATGGTTAATGAGCAATTGGAAGAATTGAATCAATATGCCGACCAAACGATCTATAGTTTTTCAGACATGACTGCTAACATTGGTAAATTTACTAATGCTGGCGTTGATCTGGAAACATCGGTTCAAGCTATTAAAGGTATCAGTAATGCTGCAGCACTCTCTGGTGCTAATGCAGATGAAGCTTCTCGAGCAATGTATAACTTTGCTCAAGCTTTGTCAGCAGGATATGTCAAATTAATTGACTGGAAATCCATTGAAAATGCAAACATGGCTACCGTCGAGTTCAAGACACAATTACTTGATGCAGCAGTTGCTGCTGGTACTGTTGAGAAAACAGTTGATGGTATGTACAAAGTCTTGACAACGAACAATCAAGGTAAGACGATGGAGTTAGCGATTGATGCTACACGTAACTTCAACGATTCCTTACAGTATCAATGGATGACAACCGAGGTCTTGACTGATACATTGGCTGATTATGCCAGTATGGAAACAGAGATCGGTAAGAAGGCAAATGAAGCTGCTACGAAAGTTCGAACGTTCTCCCAATTACTTGATACTACTAAAGAAGCAATCGGTTCTGGTTGGGCTCAATCGTTTGAGTTAATGTTCGGCGACTTTGATGAAGCTACTGAGATTTGGACTGGCTTGTCCGATGCTATTGGTAATATGGTCGGAGCCTCTTCAGATGCACGAAATCAGATTCTTAAAGATTGGGAAGCTCTTGGTGGTCGAACAGCCATCATTGATGGTATCAAAGCAGCGTGGCAAGGACTACAATCTATTCTTACCCCAATCAAAGAAGCTTTTGAGAATGTCTTTCCTCCAATGACTGGTCAGAAACTTGCTGAGATTAGTGAAGGTTTTAAGAACTTCATGGAATCGATCAAAATAGGACCTGAAACTGCAGAGAAATTGAAGACGGCTTTTCAAGGTTTCTTCTCCGCATTGTCTCTTGGTTGGGATGGTGTAAAATTTGTCTTCGGAACGATTAAATCCGTTATCGAAGCACTCTTCCCAGTTGGTGATGGTCTCTTAGGTCTAGCAGCAAAAGTTGGTCAATTCTTTATCGACCTTAAAACTTCTGCTGATCAAGGACAATTCTTCGCCACTATTGCCGAGAAGGTTAATACAGCTATTTCTGCAATTGCTGACAAAGTAAAAGAAGTAGCAGGTGTACTTTTCAATGGTGGAGGCATTCCTGGAGCTATTCAAGTAATTATCGATGCATTCAAAGGCTTTCCTAGTAAGTTTGCCGGCTTTGATAGTTTTACTCAGAAGGTTACAGATTTCTTTAAACCGTTGAAAGAGTTCCTTGAGCCTATTGGCAAGTTCTTAGTTACAATGTTGACGAGTATTAAGGATGCGTTAGCGAATACTTGGCGAACTGAAGGTTTTGCTGGCTTCGCAGATATCTTAAATACTCTTTTGACAGGTGGAATCCTTGTTGGTATTCAGAAACTTGTAAAAGGATTCACCAATATTACAGATTCAGCTGGCGGTTTTCTTGAGGGCATTACTGGAGTACTTGATGGTGTTAGAGGTAGTTTACAGGCTTACCAAGATATACTTAAGGCAAAAGTACTTCTTGAGATCGCAGCAGCTGTTGGTATATTAGCGGCCTCTTTGATCGCTCTAGCGATGATCGATCCTGAGAAACTTACTGCAGCATCTATTGCTATGGGAGTTCTCTTTGCTGAGCTTGCCGCAACATTTGTTATTCTGGAAAAGACAATGTCTGGAAAAAAGATTAGTAAAGTTGGACTTCAGCTTATTGAGTTCGCAGCTGCTATTCTTATTCTGTCAAATGCTTTACAGAATATTGCTGAGATTCCGACTGATAAACTCAGTCAAAGTCTTCTCGCGTTAACAGTTATGCTTGCCGAGATGGTAGGCGTTGCTAAATTAATGCAAAATACTAAAGGGTTTGGTAAAGGAGCTACTTTGTTAGCTGCTGGCGCCGCAATGGGTCTTATCGCTATTGCTGTCTTAGAAATGAGTGGAGCAGTAGCAATTCTTGGGTCTCTTAACATGGAAACAATGACTCAAGGACTGATTGGGCTTGGTGTTATATTAGCAGAGATTGGAGCATTCAGTATTCTTATCAGCAAAACGGTTAACCCTATTACAATGGTCGCTGCAGCGGCAGCCATGGTTGCAATGGGTCTTGCTCTTGTGGAGATTAGTGGAGCAGTAGCAATTCTTGGGTCTCTTGACACAGGCGCTATGATTCAAGGTCTTGTTGGATTAGCCACAGCAATGGGTGTTATGGTTGCAGCAATGCTGTTAACTGCAAACCCAATGGTTCTCGCTGGAGCAGCGGCTATGCTTGTAATGGCAGCTGCTGTAGTTGTGTTTACACCAGCTATAATTGCTTTAGGAGCTGTGCCTTTAGAAAATATTGGTAAAGCTTTATTGGCATTGGTAGGCGTATTCGTCGTAGTTGGTGGTGCCGCAGCTATATTAGCTCCACTCACACCTGTTATTATTGCGTTAGCAGCTGGTATCGCCTTATTAGGTGTAGCTGTCTTAGCAATTGGCGCCGGCATGGCTTTATTTGGAGCAGGATTAGCAGCACTGGGTGCAGGTGGAACCGCAGCCATTGGTTTATTGGTTATCGCCATTACTGAGTTAGCTAATCTGATTCCTCTGGTTTTGACTAAGATTGGTGAAGGCATTGTCGCCCTTGCAGGAGTAATTACGACTGGTGCTCCAGCTATTGCTGAAGCAATTATTGCCGTTGTAGCAAGTCTAATTACACTCTTAACAGGTGAGATTCCAAAACTAGTCACAGTTGTTTTAACATTTATTGGTGATCTTCTTGTGAAACTTGTAGAGAAGGTTCCTGAATTTGTAGATGCTGGTATGAAGATCATTATTGGCTTCTTAGAAGGAGTTGTAAACAATCTCCAACCTATTATCGAGGCTGTTCTAGGAATGTTAATTGCGATTCTTGAAGGCATCGCAGCTAAACTACCCGATTTGATTCAAGCTGGTGCAAACATTATTATTGCTTTCTTAGAAGGTATTGGTCAACAAGTACCACGAGTAATTGATGCAGGATTCAAGATGATTATTGATTTCATTAATGGTCTTGCCGATTCTATTCGTGAGAACACACCGATTCTTTTAGATGCAATTGCAAATCTATGCACTGCTTTCTTAGACGGTATTCTAAACTTCTTTGGTATTAGTGGTGGTACCTCAGAAGAAGGTAAAGGATTAGCCAGTTCTATTCTCCAAGGTATTATTGATGGTATTGGTAGTATGATTAATACTGTAGTCGATGCTATCGTTGGAGTTGGTACAGCAATGATTGATGGGTTTAAGAAACTCTTCGGCATCGCTAGTCCTTCGAAGGTTATGGATGGCTTTGGTATTGACATCCTTACAGGTTTAATCAATGGTATTAAAAGCCTTGTGTCAAACCTTATCAATACTGTTAAAGATTTCGTAACTGGTATGCTTACTGCGATCTCCGATAAATTTAACGATTTTAAGGAAGATGGCGTAAAAATTATCACTAATTTCATTCAGGGTATTAAAGATACCGTAAGTAACATATACCAAACCGTCCGTGATTTCCTATCTGAGATGATTAACACTATTCAAGGTAAAGTATCTGACTTTATGGATGTAGGTAAGAACATCGTTGGCGGTATTATTGATGGTATTCAATCAATGATTGGTAATGTTGTAAATACGGTTAAGAATCTTGCTTCATCTGCTTTGGATGGAATTAAAGATTTCTTAGGTATTGCTTCTCCTTCCAAGGAGTTTGCATTAGTTGGACGTTACTGTGATGAAGGTATGGCTGATGGTATTGCTAGATACTCGAAACTTGTAACAGATGAAACTGAAGCTCTCGGTGATGATTCGCTGAAAACAATGAAGAGCACTATGAGTAAATTAAGCGATGCGTTAGATACAGATCTTGATGCAAATCCCGTCATTACTCCAGTGTTAGATTTGAGCGACGTTGAATCTGGTGCAAATGCCTTGTCAAATTTGCTCAACAAAGGGCAGTCTTATGGCTTGGCAGCATCTATTTCGAAGTCCGAGCAGAGAAGTGCTTCCGATCAAAATGGAAGCGATTCTTCTGGTAATACGACAACAGTCGTTAACAAATTTGATCTCTCTAATCTTACCGTACGTCAAGAATCTGATGTGGACGCTATTGCTGAGAAGCTTTATCGTAAACAACAGACTGCGATGCGTGGTAAAGGTATGAGAGTCGCATATTCCACCTAAGAGAGGAGATGGTTACATGTCTAGAACTGTAAATTTACCGCCCAATCTTGGCGGTTTTACCTTTAAAGGTATCCATAGTTCTACGTTTGGAGTAAGAGAAACACCTGGAAGTCGTGTACTGTCTCCTCTCAAAAGGAGGAGTTTAATCGAGATTCCGGGACGATCTTCTGCGGTGATCCAAGAGGACGGAGGTTATCAATCGCGTGTTGAGTCAATCGAATGTTCTTATGCAGCCCAAGAAGGTATTTCGCTCCAACGTCAAGTACGATTAATTGCCGGATGGCTAGATGGTATTGGTGAACTTACTTACGATTATGAACCTGAAATGCATTATAACGCGTTTCTAAGTTCTGCTCCACCGACTGTAAAAGCGTTAGAGTATGCTACATTCGATCTTGAGTTCACCATAAATCATCCATTTGCCTATGAGACGGCACAGCAACTAGTGTTCCAGCGAAGAAGTGGGCAACCATTTACAATTGAGACACAGGGAACGGTTAAAACACCAATTCGACTTGTTATCAAAAATGTTGGAACAAAACCAATTAACAATCTGGTAATTAAATCCAGATTCATTAACGATTAAGGAGGCTATTAACATGGCTAAATCAAACACGGCAAAACAGATGGTTTTAAACTTTCTGGCTCGTAATCAAAGTGTGACTCAGCCGACTCAGCTATATTTGGCTTTGTATTTTACAAATCCAACTGATGCTGACACCGGTACAGAAGCTAATTACGCTGGATATCAGCGTCAAGCAGTTACTTTTTCAGCACCTCAACTTTCTGGTGGGCAAGCTATTATTCAGAACTCTGCTCAAATTCAGTTTGGTGTTGTTCCTTCGGCAGCGGGTTCGATTGCTTACGCAGGTCTTAAAACCGCTCAGGATGGCGGAGATCTTGTGTACTATGGTGCACTTTCAGCAACTTATCAGCTTAATCAGGGAGTTCAACCGATTGTTCCGATTGGTTCGTTGACTGTATCTGAAACCTAAATGAGGAGGTGAGACGCTATGTTCGATAAGAACCTATTTGATCGGAACGCTTATGACAGAAGCGTCTCCTCAGATGGTATCTCAGCGGCCTTAATGTCGACAAGTCAGTTTAATCTGCATATGGTAATTGCTTATCCAATACCTCTTAGAGGTTTTACGGGTTCTGGTAGTATGAATCCTAGGGGTATGCTTTTACGTATTAATGTAGAAATTCCTTTCGAAGGATCGGGACAGATTGAATCAACTTCAATAGTTCTTCATTTACCATTGACGATGAAATTTAGTGGTTCAGGAACTTTAGATCCTGGGTTAGCTGTCAAAACGCCATTTAGTGTAGCATTTGCTGGACAAAGTTTTATGAAATCAACTACCGATTTTGTCTACCAACATATGCGAGCACAATTGGTCGGGCAAGGAGATATCGAACGTGATCGATGTGTCGAAGAAATACTTCTTGATAGTGACGGTAATCCAATTCTTGATAGTGACGGTAATCCAATCTATGGAGCTATTCTTTACAAAGCGGTTTATTTAATAATGCGTACATTTATGGAAGCATTTGCATTCCATGGATTTGGAGATTTATTGGACAATGGCGTTGTTCTTCATTTACCACTAATTATCAAAATGGAAGGTATTGGTGGATTCATTTTACGTCGTCTAGGAGCTCTTAACAAAAATGTCTTAGAACTCGATGGAATAAATTTACGTCCTGGTGAAGAAGTTACCATTGATACAGATCTTTTATCGGTATTCTTTGGTTATACAGAAGATGTGTCTTCGGTCACTACAGATAGTGTGTTCTTTGAATTATCTCCTGGTGAAAACGATATTGTTATCGATACAAACACTGGAGAGATGATGACAGTCACAGCTATATGGCAAAACAGATGGTTGTAAGAAGGAGGTGCTTCTGTGAAACCTATTGCAGTTTACAATGGTAAGACGCGGAAGCGCCTTGCTTACCTTCAAAACGCTTTTGATATTGGTTATAACAAACCTATTAATGCGCTTTGGACAGCTTCATTCTCAATGCCATATTCCGATCCCAAGAATAAGTATTGTGAAGCTTTCAACCTAGTCGAACTTTGGGATGTTGATGGTGGTGACAAAGATAAGTATGTTGGACTCTTTCGAATCATGCCGAAAGTCGAAGATGCTCTATCCACAGATGCAACAATCGAATATGAACTTGAGCATGTACTCAGTACATTACTTGATGACACAATGATTGGTTGGCATGAAATCGGAAATCTAGGTACTTACACACCAAACGTAATTGCTTATATTTTACAGCATCAAATCCAGCAACGCTGGGTACTTGAAGTTTGTGATTATAGGCATCAATACCTATATGGATGGCAGGACGAAAATCTACTCTCAGCTCTATATTCTGTAGTTCAACCATTCTCTGAAACAGATTATTACTGGGACTTTGATACAAGATCTTTTCCATGGAGGCTAAAACTTCTTCGTACTTCTAAAATAGCTGTAACAGATATCCGATATCGTAAAAACATATCTGGTATTACTCGAACTGTCGATCCAACAAATTTGACAACAAGATTATATTGTTATGGTTATGGTGAAGGCGATAATAAACTTGGCATAGGAAACGTTAATAATGGAATACCATATTTAGATTCACCAAATATTTCTAAGTATGGTGTCATTACGCAAGTATGGACCGACGAACGTTTTACTATCGAAGCATCTTTAAAAGCTACTGGTCAAGCAATGCTTAAAAAACTTGAAGAACCTGCTGTTACGTATAAAATCGACATCGAAACTATATATTCTGCAGCTAACCTATCTGTTGGTGATACTGTTAGAATAGTAAGTGGTGAGTTAGATGAATACATGATTGTACAGCAGATTAATAAACCTGATCTGTCTGGTCAACCTCAGACTGGAAAAGTTATATTAGGCATGGGTACAATCGACGTGAGCCAAAGTATGGCGGAAATTGCGGATAAGCAACGTATTAGTGAGACATATTCTCAGGGTGCTGAAAGTATCTTCACAGATAGTTATCAAGATAATGCCGATGCAGATAACCCATCCGAAGTCTCCTTTACGATCCCTGACAATGCTGTACATGTTAATGAGATTCGTTTCTCGTGTCGTTTAACGAGTTTTAGAGCATATTCTAAGGCTACACAGGGCGGCGGAGCAACTACACGATCGACTTCGGACGGTGGAGCAACTACACGATCGACTTCGGACGGTGGAGCTTCTCAGCAAACCAGTTCCAGTGGCGGTAGCAGCAATCCCACTTCAAGTGGTGGGGGTAATACAACACAATCATCTACTTCTGGTGGTGGAGGAACAAGTACATCAAGTAGTGGAGGATCAACACAAACGTCATCTGGTAGTGGCGGTAGTAGTAGTACGACATCATCTTATAATGATTCTGGTTCTACTGGTGATGCGATTTGGAAAGATAGTTTAAACAGTTATCCGATTCAAGCAACGACTGTTTACGGACAATCCCACTCGCATAATATTCGCTATCATACACATAATGATTCGCATAGACACACTGTTATAGTACCAAGTCATCAGCACAGTGTAAGTATTCCTTCACATACGCACAGTGTAAACATCCCAAGTCATCAGCACAGTGTAAGTATTCCTTCACATACGCACAGTGTAAGTATTCCTTCACATACGCACAGTGTAAACATCCCAAGTCACTCTCACAGTGTATCGATTCCAAATCATACACACAACATTACTTTACCCGATCACGTTCATCAAATCGAATATGGTATTTATAAAGGGCCGTCTGCATCTCGCATGTCTGTATATTTGGATAACACATTAATTGGAACTTATAATAGTTCTGTTAGCGATGTTAATCTGATTGCATACATGAGTAAGAATGCAAATGGTGATATTCTCAGAGGACAACATACAATTCGAATTGTACCTAATGGTTTAACTCGGATTGAATGTACGTTCCAGATTCGACTCTTCACCAATGCACATGGCGGAGGTCAATATTAAATGAAAGGAGAAAACGTATGAACTTACGAACAATGTATCCTCCTCAAAAGGATTCTCCGTCTACGTTCATCCAAGGCGATATTTCAGCAACTGACATCTATATTGTTGTTGGTAATTCTGACATGCTTCCTCAGGAAGTGCCATATCCTTTGACGCTTGGTATTGATAAAACCTTGACCGAAACCGTTATCGTAACGAAAGTTGGTCAAGGAAATAATCAACTTACTGTAACTCGTCAACAAGGTTCTTTGGCGTGGCTTGCTGGGACGAAAGTAGCACGTGTCTTTAACGCGGCCGATCTTTTAACCTTGCAACAGAATGTGACAGACGTTGTCAATCAGTCTAATACAAATCAGGAAAATATCATCACTCACGACGATGCTATTACTGCTTTGGAAGAGACTGTAGGTAATGAATCTAGTGGACTTGTTAAAGAACTGGCTGATGAAATTACAAGAGCAATGGATGCTGAAACAGCTGAGACAAATCGGGCTATGGCGGCAGAGGCAACGATCAATGCAGCAAAACCTAGTCGAACTGAGCTTCCTCAGATAATTACTGACTGGGAACCTTTGGCCAACGGCACAGAAATGCTTATTACTTTAACTCGTTATAACGCTAATACAAAGACAACTTCAACGTACACGAGGGTTATTCCTCTTGTATCTGACAGTTCAGTGGGTCTTATGACTCCTGAAGCTTACGAAGAAGTTAATTCTTTACGTAATGACGTAAATGCTTTGCAACAGCAAGGCGGTAGATTTATTGGAGTAAGCTTTGCAACCAAGGCTGATCTTGATGCCTACATTATTCCTAGTACCGTCAAAATAGGAGACTTTACTTATGTCTTGGACGATGAGACGCATGAAGATGCAACAACTCGTTATATTTATGACGGAACAATTTTTGACTTCGCTTACGTCATCAATTACGATCCAATCGGAATTGCTACAAGCGATATTGCAGGTATTGTAAAAAGCGATAACGGCTCAACAGATGGTAAAATCTTTGTCGAGATTGATGGAACAATGAGTGTTATTGGTTGGAATGCTCTGAAAGAAAGAGTTGAAACAATCGAGACCGATTTGTCCGTCAATAAAGTTATCGAACTTATACAATCCTTACGGACGTCTCAGTCTTTGATTGAATCCTTAGAAGACAGTTCTATGGAAGAAGTCCTTGATTCTGATGGTAACCCATTGAAAGCGCAGATTCGTCTGCAGATTATATAAGGAGGAACATTATGGCTAACAAGAAATTGACAATGATTCTTGATAATGGAAATGTTATCAAAGATTTGATTCTTAATGGTAACAACTACGTTAGCAATACGGAGGTTACGGAGAATGTGTTTTCTGGTAAGATCTCTCCTGTAAAAATCTCCGATGGCGTAAAAGAAGAAGTTCTTGAGAACATGGAATTTGTTCGCATCGCCAATTGGGAAGATAAGTGGTGGATTCTTATTCAGGAAAAACCGCCGATATCTGAAACTGAGAAACTTCGTGCTGATCTCGAGTACCTATCGATGATGTGCGATGTTGAACTGTAAACCGAAAAGGAGGATTTAATATGCGCATTAATGCATATCCTGCCGTCCAAACTATGACGGCACAGAATGTTCTGGTTCTTGATGGACCGGATGGAACAAAAACGATTAACGGAAAAGATGCCGGTATTGCTTTAAATGGTTTGATCAGTCCTGAGCAGCATCGAATGATTTTCCGTGGGAAGAATCTTGGCTCGGCTCCAACTCCGCAGCAGTTGGCTGCCATCCGTGATGGATCTTTTACAGATCTATATTTGGGAGATTACTGGGTTAATGGTGGCATTACATATCGTATTGCTGACTTTAATTACTGGTCAAACTCTGGTGATACAGCATTCACAAAACCTCATTTGGTGATTGTTCCTGATCAGGCAATGGGTAATGCTCAGATGGAAGCGACTAACATTACCACCAATGGTTATTTCGGCTCTGCTATGAGACAAACGACTATTCCTGGTGTTGTTATAACGTTGCAAGGTATTTTCGGCTCAGCACTTCAGACGCACAGAGAATATCTTGTAAATGCAAGCGCAAATGGACGCCCTTCTGCAGGTTCTTGGTATGATTCCATTGCAGACATTATGCAAGAAACGCAGGTTTATGGTGGCACAATCTTTGCCGTGTGTTCGGACGGAACTACTATTCCGAATCTTTACACGATTAATAAGCAACAATTTGCTTTGTTTGCGATGGTTCCGAAGTTTGTCAACCCTAGTCGTTATTCTTACTGGCTGCGTGACGTCGTTTCGGCTGCTCATGTTGCCAATGTGGGCGCCTATGGCTATGCCACCTACGACGGCGCTTCGACCTCCCTTGGAGTGCGTCCTTGCTTTGCTATTGGGTAATTGAGCCGCTGTGCGGCGAACACAAACAATTTGAAAGGAGATTCCTATGAGTGCTAAATATGAAATGTTAAAGAACTTCTACGAAGAAGGTCTGTGGGATCAGAAAAGACTCAAGAATGCTGTGTCTAAGAACTGGATCACCGTAGAAGAGTATAAACTGATTACAGGCGAGGAATATAAAGTCTGAGTGTTATACTCAAGAATCGGAATGAATCTCGATTTGAACCAATAGTGAACGCTGTTAAATTAGAGCAAGAACTATTGCTTCTGGCATTCAGAGATTTCGGCCTTAAGGATGTCTACGCATTCGCTAATAGACAATACAACTTTGGGCGTAAAGATACGCCTACTCCTTATCAGTATATCGTCTTAATGTCCGATCTGAAGAAAGAAGTGCGTACAGCTATGGACTTAATCTTGGTTAACGTTCGAATAGCAAATCGTGTACGAGTCGATTCAGAAATGGAATTCCATAAGCGACTAGAACATCAAAATAAGGCTTTGTTCTATATAGAAGTAGTTATCATGCATTTGAATAAGATCGTTGATGTATTTAACGTCGACATTAACTCTTACAAGAATGTAATAGAGCTATTATATTTAGAACAGAAATTGATCAATAAGTGGATCAAGTCCGATAAGAAAAGATATACTAGCGGTTAATATCTGATTGTGCGTTTCGGCTGCTAATTTTGCCAATGTGAACAACAATGGCAATGCGAACAACAACAGCGCTTCGAACTCCAATGGAGTGCGTACTTGATTTGACTGGGACTAAACGTGCCAAAATTAGTCTAGCCAAAGGAGATATTGACCGGTTCTCAGAGTAAGAGACAAATCATATAGCCTATGCCTCCTACTAAGGTAGATGAGTGCTAGAAAGGTGAGTATAATCATGGCTTCTATTACAAAACAACAAATGACTGATGCCAATAACTTATATAAAGCTTATAAGGCATCTATCAAAGGAAGTAAGTGGAAAGAATCATCACAAAGTTATTCCATTGACTTTCTTAAACGTCTTTTCCTATTGCAAGATGAACTGGAAGAACAGACGTATAAACCATCGCAAGAATCAACGTTTACATTACACGAGCGTGGTAAGATTCGTCCTATTACTTGTATACAACCGAGAGATCGAATTGTACGACACGTCCTTTGTGACGATGTTTTGATGCCAGAAATACGTCGTCGATTAATTTATGATAACGGAAGTTCAATCAAAGGTAAAGGACTTGATTTTACTCGCGATCGTTTTGAAACGCATGTTCATAAATACTGCACCAAAACAGGTTCTAATGAAGGTTATATTCTCTTTGGAGACTTCAGTAAGTTTTACGATAATGTACAACACGATATTGCTAAACGACAATTACTTGAATTGTATCCAGAAGATGCATACCTTGAATGGATTCTTGATGTTATATTTGATAACTTTCAAATAGACGTGAGTTATCTTTCTGACGAGGATTACAACCATTGTATGGATACATTATTTAACAAGTTAGAGTATCGAACAATCGATAAATCTCTGAAAACCAGAGAAAAATGGATGGCTAAATCGATTAATATTGGTGATCAAATCAGTCAATTAATTGGTGTATTCTATCCAAGTCGTATTGATTCATATGTCAAGACAGTTCGTAGCCAGAAGTTTTATGGTAGATATATGGATGATTTCTATATTATTAGCCAATCCAAAGAAGAACTTCAAGATATTCTTGGAGAGATTGAGAAGATTGCTAATGATTTAGGCATATTCATTAACCATAAGAAAACGGCTATTGTTAAATTATCTCAGCCATTCACATATTTACAATTGAGATATTATGTAACATCGACCGGTCATATCACACGTAAACTTGGTAAGAAACGTGTACATTCTATGCGAGTTAAACTTAAAAAGATGAGCCAACAAGAGGAAACAAAATTTGATGACGCTGTCACAATGTTCCGAAGTTGGATGGGATCATTCTATAAATTGCTGCCGGACAACACTCGAAAAGAAATGCTCGCATATTTCGAAATTCTCTACGATTGTAAAATTACGATTCGTAAAGTAAAACATAAATACAAAATGTTCTTCTCGCAAAACTAACAACGCATATAATGAAAGATGAAGAGATCTGGGTTCGAATCCCAGCTAGTGGTGTAATGGTAGCACGCTTCTCTTTTATTATTTCGTTAAGGAGGATAGTTATGTGAAGTATGAACCAGCAGTCTGTTTCACGAAGAAACAAGTAGCAGAGCGCAAACGATGGCTTAGGAATTATCTCGAGAATGTTTGGGATCCTGAGGAAGAGCCTCGTATTGCATTTGATGCTCGTCTTGTCGAACTCATACAAATGAAGGGACGAGTAACAAAGAAAATTATGGAAAGGAGGACTTGGAGTAATGAAGGGACCCGAAGCAGAAAGAATCATCAACGAGCAAGTGAAAAAGTGTCTGGATATTCTAGTTGTTAAAGCAGGAGAATATGCGCCTGGAGACGAGGATAGACTTCACAATTTTAAAGTTAGTGCAGGACTTCACGGCTCTACAATGCAAGCAGCTCTTGCCGGAATGATGGCAAAACACACAACGTCCGTATACGACATGTGCCACTCTGACGAGATCTTCTCGCAAGAGAAATGGGATGAAAAGATCACTGATCACATCAACTATTTGCTGTTGTTACAATGTATTGTTCATGAACAAAGAAAGGAGTTAACCAATGAGTGTAAAACAAATATTAAATAGGGCTGGCAAGACTCTGTCTAAGAACAGTCCAACAATACTTACTGGCATAGCAATAGCTGGCACATTTACGACCGCAGTTCTGGCGGTTAAAGCTACTCCTAGGGCTCTACAGCTGTTGGAGGACGAGGAAGTGCGATTGGACGACAATCTGACTGTTAAAGATAAGATTCGTGTCTGCTGGAAGTTATATTTACCTGCAGCAGGTGTTGGATTAGCAACAGCTGGATGTATCGTTGCAGCAAATACAGTTAATTTGCGTCGTAACGCTGCTCTTGCAGGTTTATATTCTATCACAGAAACGGCCTTCAAAGAATATCAGAACAAGGTCGTTGAAACTATTGGCTCTAACAAAGAGCGCAAAGTTCGTGACGAAGTTAACCAAGATCGACTTGATCGCAATCCATCTGGTGCGAATCAGATCTTTATCACCGGTAAAGGTAAGGTTCTTTGCTACGATAAGTTGTGTGATCGATATTTTGAATCTGATCACGAAACGATTCGTAAAGCTGTTAATGATATCAATCTTGAATTAAGAAATTCAATGTTCGTTGAGCTGAACGATTTATATTATGCAATAGGACTTGCTCCTACAGGTCTTGGCTCAAAGGTCGGCTGGGAGATTGATCATGGATACTGCGAAGCCAAGTTTTCTACTGGCTTAAATGAGAACAACGAACCTTGCCTTGTAATGGATTTTGACGTATATCCCAAATTCGCTTAGGGTCGCTTACTTTTCTCATGCTATAAGATTTCTTAAACATTAGCGCGTAAAACAACGCGTATAATGAAACATTTGAAAGGAGAAGAAGGAACATGCGACTAAGTAAAGAAGCGAAGAAACGAATTATTGAGGAACGAGACTTAACATTCACGAAGATGAGTCAAGAAGGAATATCCGATGAGGATTGGACTCTCTATAAGAAACAGTATGATGGGTATTGCGAGATGCTGAAAAGCAATTTTAAGATATCGCCTGATACACTGTTGGTTGTAGGAGGTAATCTACTTGGAATCCTGCTGATACTCAACTTCGAGAAGGCTGAGATCGTAACCAGTAAAGCATTAAACTTTGTGCTAAAAGGAAGGGTCTAATGACCCTTCTTCTTTTATTTTAGGAAAGGAGGAGATTCCATTGACAAATAAGTACACTAGCACGTTCACCAAGGCAACAATGTGTGTTGTTTATATTTTGTTTATCTTGGGAGCGATCATTGGTGGAGTTCTGGTCGTTTGCTCGGCTGTTTGGGATACAAAACTCGGTCTGCAAATTGATACAGGCATGTTTATTGCTTATGCAGCATATTTGGGTACACCAACAGCTGTTGCAATAGGCTTCTATGCCTGGAAGAGTAAGGCTGAAAATCTCTTGAAGATCAAGGCCAGCAACGAAGGAAAAGAACACGATCCACTGATGGATACATTAGCTAATATGGGAGGAAATACTTAATGAACATTTTACGTTTTATTGGTACATACTGGCACGACATCTTGGTCGTCCTTATTCTTTTGGTAAGCTTTGGGTTTGCCGTTAAGAAATGGTGGCCAAATTGGCAGGCTATGTCCAGTGCAGAGAAGGTTGCATATGTCTCACGACTATTGCAGAACCTGATTCCTATTGCACTTGGACTAGTTACTGATGCTGAAGCGCAGTACGGTGGTGGCACCGGCAAGATCAAGCGGGCTTATGTAATTGACGAGTTATATTCTAGAATACCCGATGAGTTTAAGCCGTACGTCACCGAACAGAATCTAGACGCTATACTTACTAAAGCTCTGGATGAAGCCAAGGTTCTCTGGAAAGAGAATACACAAATTAAAGCACTTATAAAAGGAGAATATTGACATGAAAAAGAAACCTACAATTCGCAAGCCTATCAAAATTCCGGTAGCGGTTACATACAATCGGAAGAAGGATTGTATTTCCTATGATAAGACCATCAACGATCAGTTCGTTAAGCCGGAGATTGCTAAGGCGATCAAGAAGGCTCTGCCCACTAAGATTGTACGGACGAAGACATATCCGATCACAATTATCATGCCGACGTCTGGCAAGAAGAACGAATACATCGTCTCTGTAATTTAACTCGCGGACATAACACAGCTTATAATGAAACTATATTCTGAAAGGAGCTTGTGTTATGAGTAAAATATCTGACATGATCGTTAGTGCAATATTGAAGAGAGGTATTCTTGGAGAATTTAAGAACTTTGAAACAGAGGTCGAGATTCCACAAGAAAACAAAGAATCAATCCGCATTACAATTCAAGCAGAGAACTTGCAAATCCGAGTTGAAAAAGGAGAAGAATAGAACGAGAGGTATAGCGTCAGGGAAACTTGGCGCTCTATTTCTTTAATTTTGGAGGACTATTATGCGATATCGTATCACTAACAAGAAGAAATTCATACGTTTCTGTCTTCTTGTTGTACTATGCATCATATTTGTAGTGGCAGGATTTGGCTGCCACA